TTGTAAACCGTAATGGAATCTCCACCAGCCATAGGGATTGTTCCCGTAAAAGTCAAACTTGAAGAGTAAGTGGTTCCGGTAAAGTTGGCAGATACTGCGGCGGTCGCAGTCCAAGTTCCAGTAGTAGAAACCGGAGCGGTAAGTAGGTACTCATATGGGCTACTGCTATTTATTCTTGTTCCGCTTGCGAACGAATTACCCAAGACAATGTATCCAGTTGCCGTAACGAAGGCGCTATTTGACAAAATGTTGTCTTGGGTCGTTCCTGTTGTGGTGACCAAAGTGGTGCGACCAGTTGAACCCGTGATGGATGTGGTGGCAGTTGCGGCCTGACCAGTTGATGTGGAGGAAACGGTGGTTGTTCCACCACTAAGAACAAATTGGTTGGCATTGAACGCAGCAGCCGTAAAGGTGACGCCGGTTGTTGTGCCGGTAACTGAAGCGTTCTGGTTCATAACAATTGTATTTGTGCCAGAAAAAGCCTGAATGTAGTAAGTATTGGCACTCAAAGATGCCGAGGACAAAGATTGACCAAGAACTAATCCCGCAGTACTCGAAATACCCGTGATGTTGGGACTGGATGCACTGAGAGTTCCTGTAAAAGTGTGTGAAGTAGCCGTTGTGGGAGCCTGAGTAATGGTGCGACCCGTCCCAAGGGTGGACGAGGTGAAACTGTTGCCCACAAACAACAAAGTCGAAATGTTGTAAGTGGTTGAGCCAACCGTAAAAGAGCCACTTGAGTTGACTGTGTATGCCGTGCTTCCAATAGTCGCAGAGGTCACACTGACGGGCAAAGTGTTGCCTGTGGGTGCTGTGTATGACCAAGAAGCCGTAAATGAAACCGTAGAGGTGAAAGTGGCACTAGCCGTGTAGGAAACGGGTGAGGGGGTAATTCCGACTCGGTATTTGTTGACCCCATATCCCGTGCTGTCCACTGCCGTAATTCCACTTCCACCCGTAAGGCCGGTTCCTGTGAGGTTTGCCCATCCCGTTGGGGCAGGGCTGAGGTAGGGCAGAGCCAACACCGCCGTAGTGGAAATCAAAATTGATGGGTTGTTTTGCGCCGTGAATGTCGCAGAAGCCGTGAAGGTGGCTCCTGATACAAGGGTTGCTGAAATACCATTGACCGTTATGGAGGTTCCGGTGCTTACTGCCGTGACCGATACTCCAGTAGTAAATGCCGTGGTTTGTGTAATGGTCTGGTTTAACCCCACAACCGTGCTGGTCGTTGAGATGTAGTTTCCACCACCCAAAGTGGCTGTGTAAGTAACCGCACCATTGGGAACAGTTGAGTTTCCTGTGGCATTTTGTGAAATGGTGATTGCGGTGGATGAAATAGCCGTGATGTAACTGCCGTTGGGAATGAAACTTGTGTTGGTGGCATCCGTAATTGATTGACCCAACACAAGTCCAGCAGTAGAGGAAGGACTCATCAAAAGATTGGAACCATTATTGACCACTGCGCTGAAACCGGCATTGGGCAACGGGAGAACCATATTGGAAGTGGTGAACTTCCCACTTACTCCACGAGATGTTTGTGTGTTCAAGTCGGTAGTGATGAAAGTTCCACTAATGGAAATAACTTTCCCTGCGTTCCAACCCATTGATGCTGGCGTGAGAGTGGTTGTTGGCTTGAAGGCGACCGTAATGGTCTGGCCTACTGCGAATCCCGTAGTGCTGGAAACAGTTATTTGTGTGTTGTAGGTTCCAACAACAATGGAAGAAATGGTTGGGCTTAGACCCGCCGCCGCCGTAGCATCTGGGAGAATCGAAGAAAAATTAAAAAGAGCCGTTGAGTCGCCAGAGGTCGCCACATACATTGGTGAAGCCTGCCCATAGCCAACGGAGTAAGGGGTTGGGGATTGGCCTACCAAATAAGTTGTTGAAGTTTGTGGTGAAATAAACTGACCGAGGTATTTATTCGCTGGCGGGTTGTAGAACGACAAGTTGGGTGACATGACCGACGAGATGTTTCCATATCCCTGTGGAAGCATCAGCGACGAAGTGGGGAAGTCCACGATGTCTACTGACTGCTTGTAGGGAACAGTGGGAATCAGGCCGGATGTGTTGTACTGCAACCATTCGCTGTAGAAAGCATCGGTTGAAGTTGCGACAGGGGAATAGGGGGTCTTACCATCTTGCAAACCTTCCAAAATGGCAACAATTTGATTCTTGCGAAACTTGGAAATGTCCTCAACATAGGTGAAATAATCGCCGCCAGACGAAGCAAAGTATTGGTTTGCAACAGCACTTGTCCCTGAGTATGTTACGTATGCGGTTGAACAGGGGGACGTAAAGATTTGAGCGGTGAAAACTACGCCTGTAACTGTTGCCGTAGCGGAAGCACTCAAAGTGACAGTTGATGCCCCGATAGAGGCAATAGTGGCACTTGGCAGACCTGCGTCATTTGTGACCGTAGCCCCCACAATCAGATTGGTTGTGCTGGAAACACCCGTGATGGTGGCTGAGGTGGAAGTCAGATTCCCCGTAAACAACACGGAAGTAGCGGAAATGCTCCAAATGGCGTTGTAGCCCGTTACAGATGCCCCCGTGACCGTGATGTAGGCGTTGGGATTGGGATATGCACCCACAGAATTGGTGTAGGCAAATCGAGCCGTAGTCGTGTCTGAGGTGATATTGGAAACTTGGTAGACAACGGGGGTTCCATCGTTGGGGTTGTAAGGCTCCACAGCATTGGAACTACGGTTCCCGACAGTGGGCTGGGTCATGTAGGTGTACGCAGTGAAAAACTGGTACAAGTCCTGTGCTTGGGCGTAGTAGGTGTTGCCGTTCAGGTCGGGAATAGTGGCAACGGCAAAAGTGGTGGCGTCATTAACCGCCTCGTGATTGCTCTCCGAGTTCACGGCTGACCAGTTACCTTGTGAGGCAGCAGTCGAGTTGGGGTAAAGGGTCAGGACTTTCATGCTGACCCCACTTTACTACTATCCTGCCGTTTATCTACCTTGTGCTTTTAGCGAATAGCGCAGTTGCCTGAACTGTTCGTTCACATGGTTCTTGACATCCGCCATGCTTGCGTTGTCCATGTTTCCTTGAACATTCACCACGAATGCTCCGGGGTGAACGCTGACATTGGTAGATGGTTGGTTGCTCCTGCCGGTTCCGTTGAGAGCCTTTCCAGCAGATGCCGAGGCACTCAAAATGTGGACATTCATGGCATTCCCCGTAAGGGCAACCTTGCTCAGTGCGCCAATGCCGCCAACCGCTGCTATTTTTGCGACAGCGTGGTGCCCGCCTCCGCCAAACAAGCCACCAAAGAAACTTCCAATATCGTGACCGATTCCACCAGCAACTTTTCCAACAACTTTGTTTACATCCTCTAGGCCGTGACCAATGTGAGTTGCCACACCACCGGCAAAATGACCAACAGCCTTAGCGCCAGTAAGCAATCCACGCCAGTGTTGCTTCAGCAACATCGCAGCCTGTGCTGCCATTGCCACTTCGCCCAGACCCGGAATGGCATCGAGGGCGGTTGAACCAGCCAATGCAGCATCGGCAATTCCACCTCCGCCCCCAACGAGTCCGCCAAGACTTCCTAGAATTCCGCCGCCACCGGCAAGGCCACCGAGCAAACTTTCGCCCTCTGCGCCAGCCCCAACAAGACCGCCCAATTTGCCAAGGCCACCCAACTTGCCAAGACCGCCCAACTTGCTAAGACCACCGAATTTGCTTCCGATTCCACTAAACCGAGAAAGAAGACCACCAGTTTTTCCAAACTTAGAAAGAAAACCGCCCGCTTTTCCGACATCCCCGGCAACGCTTTCTGCGTTTTTAGCATCTTGAGTCAAGTTTTTGACCTCAGTCAAGCCTTGGCCCAATTTTTTCTTGCCACCACCTAAACCACTGCCACCACCACCGCCACCACGGTTGGAAGCCATATTTTCCTCGGCGGCGATTGCTACGGCGCTGGCATCGGCCTTAACTGCGCCCGTATTGAGTTCTACGGCCTTTGTAAGTTGTCCCGCAGAGAACGAGAAACCACCCACCAAGGCCTTAATGTTGTTGTTAGCACCAGACACAGCCCCGCCAAATTTCGCTTCGCTGGCTGCGGTTTTTGCGGAGGCGCTCGCCGTCGTGCCTGTGTTTTTTTCAGTAGCCCCTATAGCATGCATAGTTGTGTTTTGGCTGTCTTTGAGGCCCTTGACGAAGCCATTGCCGGTGCTTTTTAGCGTGGCGGTGAGGTGACCAAGTGCCTTGGTGTTTTTTTGTGTGCCCTCAATAGCCTTTTCTGCTTCTGACTTTTCTTCCTTGCCGCCTTCGTCAAGTTTCATCATCTTGATATAGGAACCAACATCCATTGTCGGCCCTTGGAGGAAAGCCCTCACACCACGCTGTGACTTCTGTTGCCTCTTGTATTCTGCGTAAGCCTCGTCGCTCTCACCTTCTTCTTGCTTGCGCATAAAGGCACGACCAAAGAGGGGCATGGCTGAGCGACGAAGATTCTTGTACTTCTCTTGGGCCAGCGCACCTTCGATTTGATTCTCTCGTTCGGCTCTAAGCGCTTCACGGGGAGTGATTCGCTTGAGGCGCAACGCCTGAATAATGTCACGCTGTCTTTGCTGGTATTCAGCCTGTGCTTTACCAGCCTGACCACCCGTAAGAATGCCGACAAGTCCACGGTCACGAAAACCCTTTGTCGCCCCCGAGAGCGCCCCCTTGGTGGTTTCACCAAAGACCAAGGAGGCTCGGGTGGCCTTACCCATCATCTCCAAGAATCCTTGAATGGGGGTAATGAACAGGTGCTTGGCAAAGAACACCGCAGCAAGGGCAATCAATATCCCCATAATGCCCTCAAAGAGTGGCTTAAACCCCGAAATCTTTTTCATTAGGTAATCAAATCCACTAACCAATTTGGTGATGCTAAAAGAAGCGAACTTAGCCATCAGGGTTGCCAAAGTCACCAAAGAGGGCATCATTGGCAACATGGCGGTCAAGATGTTGGCAAGGGCCGTAGCCAACGATGGCAATATCGGCAGAAGGGCAAAAATAATTTGGGCGAAAGATTGCCATAGGGCGATTAACTGACCGTTGCTGGTCATTTTGGCAAAAATATCGCTGATTTGTTTGAGTGCTGGCCCAATGGCTTTGGCAAGGGTGTTTCCAAAACTAGCCATGTCACCGAGAAGGGTTTGCAAAGTCTTACTGTTAAAAATCTTGTTGAGTTGATTTCCAATTGCATTAAGGAATGCAGCGATGGGGGTCATTACAGCCAAGATTGCTGGCAAAACGCCCTGTGTGAAAACCAAAGCCATGGGCGCAAGAATTTGGGCAACGCCACCCAACATATTTCCAATAGCACCCGATGACTGACCGAGTGCGTCTGCTACTTTTTGGAAAATGGGGTCAAGATTATGAAGTACATTTCCAATAACTCCCGCCAAGTTGTCGATGATGGGCATAAGACCACGGCCCATCTGTTGCATAACCAACATGACATCGTTTTTCATTCTTTCAACTGGTGAAACTGCCGCCTGAGCAGTGCCTTGAAGTTGCGTATTGATGTCTTGGAGAATCAATTGCTGAGCAGCCAACAACCCGTTGTGCTTCTGAACATTCTTGATTTGGATTTGTTGTGACAAAGCCAAGTGAAATCCCATGCGAGACATACTGCCCATGGAGCGTGCTGGGTCAGCAAGCAAACGAGAAATCATCCGAGATGCGCCAACGATTCCACTACCGCCAGAACCCATTTGTGATGCAAGGTTGGCAGAAGCCTCAACCGCAGCGTTTAGGTAGCCACCAGTTGTTTTGGAGTATGTCGTTTGAGATTCGTAAAGTTTGGTGAGGTCTATATTGGGAATCAGAAGGTTTTGGGCTTGAATAATTTGGTTCTTCTGAATACCCGTGTTAAAAGAAAGTGCTGTGGCCTGAGCGTCAAGTTTTTGGGAGTATTCTTCGCCTTTTTTGTTGAGGGCGCTTTGAGTTCCAACAACCGTTTGAAGGCCACCGATAAACGACAGTTGGGTTTCTTTTTGGTTTTTCAGCAAGGTGGACTGAACGCCCTGCAAACTTTGTTGCTGTGAGGCTAGGTCAATGCCTTTGCTCAATAAAGCGATTCCACTACCAATCGCAAGAGCGCCGGTAAGAACTCCGCCGACATCACGGAATAGGTTGGACATCCTGCCAGCAGTACGCTGTGTGGCCCCAACAATGCTGTCAAGGGAGTGCTGAATGTTGGTTGGGTCACCGATGATTTGGACACGAAGTTGTGCCGCACTCATCATCCCCGAATCGCCAGCCATAGACATGGTTTCAGTCTATTTCACTATTAGAAATGGGCGTTCTTATACACCCTTCATCGCTTGCTCTTGTTCAAAGGCACGGAGTTTGTAGAAGGCCAACCATTCCACCAACTCAGGTGACGACAACGGACGGTGTGAGGGTGACCCGTCTAAGAGTTCCTCAACTGTCCGGCCTAGTTGCTCCGCTAGGCTGAAAAGGAATCGTCGCTCTGGGTCGGCGAGAAGTCTTTTCCCGCTTCATCAACCGCCTGATCGCCCATGCCTGACAAGGAGAGGGCGATAGTAGCAATCAACTCGATAGCGGCTGCCGACTTAGCCATAAGAGCGTCACGGTCACCGGGCTGGAATACACGCTCGCCCGATGCTGGGTCGAAGGTGCAGTGAATCACAAGGTCGGGCAGAACTTCCTCAAGGGCAAACAAGCCGTTGCCCTCCAACTGCGCCTTACCAATCATTCTCGCACGGTCACGAGCGGTCATCGCCTTAACGAGAACCTGAACATTCCACTGGGGAACATCCAAAAGTTGTGACTCAATGTCGTCGGTGGCAAAAATCTGTTCACTAAGAGAGGACATAATGCTCCTGTTCTAGGGTGGGGAAACCACCATACAGGGTATCCTACTACAGGAACTAGATAGTTGTGCGAGAAACTGAACCCGTGACCATAAGTTCAGCGTCAAAGGTGACCACACCGTTGACCGATGACTTCAGGTCGTACTTAGTCAAGATGCCCTGACCGTAGTACTTGTTCGAGGCAGTTCCACCAGTAAACGCACCCGGGTCGGTGGGGCCGTAGACGAACGAGATGAAGTTACCTGCGGTGTTCTGGTAGTTCAGAGCCGACTGGAGCAGTGCGTCCAAGCCACCAGCCTGTCCGAAGATGGTGCTGGAGCCGTCGTAGTGACCCGCAAAGGTGACTGAGTAGCCCTTCAGACCCACGATGTAGGACTTGACACCAGCGGCGTTGAATGAGGTCGTCTCCGCAGCGTCAACGGCCTGTGGGAAGGAAATGTCGTTGATGTACGGTGAAAAGTTGTACATCGGGAGCAAGTAGCCCGTACCCGAAGTGGCACCAGTCACAATCGTGTTACCGAAGGTGATTGAGGTGGACGACGTGGTGGCAAGGGTGGTCGAGTACACAGGGGTCGTCAGCGAGGGCAGGGGAGCCAAGTTGCCGTTGTTGACGGGGTTCACGAAGTAGCCGTAGTACGAGGTGGAACCGACAGTCGCCAGCAGTCCATTGTTCGCAGCAAACGAACCAGCCTGAATGAGGGTGCCAGCGGTGCCCGACACCGAGGTCGAGGTCATCGAGGAAAAGGCGTCGAGCGTGGCGCTGTTCTCGAAACCAAGCGCAAGAAACGCATTCTTACCGTGCTGGAAAATTGGCATTATTACTCCTTAGTAACGGGCGAACCCGTAATAGATTGTCGCCGAGGGGGTTGTGCCACCCAGCGTTACTGCGAGACGTGTGTACTTGTAAATCGTACCCGACAAAACCTGAACGCTCGCTCCTAGGGAACTAAGAGGGTTTGCAAGGTTGACCCACGTTGAGTTGTCCTGCGAGTGTTGGAACTGCACTGAAATAGTGGGGGTAGTGCCCGCCAACGACGTAACGCCGAGTTGCAGTTGTCCGCCACCATTAGAAGAGGTAGTGCCCTGAAGAGACGACTTAGTGTAATACGTTCCTGCACCCGTGAGAAGGCTTGAGGGAATGTACTGACCAACGCCGTTCCAAACGCCACCATCTGCCGTGATTTCTGCGTTAACTGCGACCACACCGGCGACTGGTGATTTGATGTCGTACTTGGTCTGCACGCCCTGAGCCATTGAGCAACGGAAGTCGGCGTTCGTAGTGCCATTGACCGATAGTGCTGTTCCGCCGTCGGGGAAGACGAGGATTGCCTTGTCGCCGATGATGCGGTCTGACAGGGCTTCCTTCAAGAACATTTCGGTGCCAGAGAGAGAGTTCTCGTAAAACCCCGAGAGGGAGATGGTGCCTTCCTTCAAGCCGACGATGTACGACTTGATACCGCCAGTTTGGAAGGCAGTCGTCTCTGACGCTTCGACTGACTTGGAGACAGATACGTCGTTGATATACTGCGAGGCATCGAAGACAACGCCATTCGGGTAGGAAGAGACAACGGCGGTAGGGGTGAGCGCCGAAGCAGACGTGGTGCCTGCAACCGTGACCGTGTATCCAGTAGTGGGGGAGCCAGTGACGTTGGTGATTGTCGTCGAGGCGAGGTAGCCCGTTGCCGAGACAGTCGTACCAACCGTGAGTGGTGAACGAGCGTCAATGACCGTCAGGGTCGAAGAGCCGTTGGCGAAGGTGGCGTAGAAAGTACCCGAGGTGTAGATGGGGTTGGCGAAGAGTACTCGTGTGTTCTTACCATGTTGGAAGATTGGCATTAGGAACCAGCCTCTGTAGTCGTTTCCTCAGTGGGTACTGGGGTATCGGAAGGTGTCGTAGCGTCCATTACGGGGGCTTCTAGCGGTGCTGTTTCTGTGGCATCTGGGGCATTCGAGGGGATAATGTACCCATCGGACAAAAGCCAGCCGATGCTCTCCCCAACGATGTCGTCAACGATTGCCCCCATCGGGACAACCTTGCCGTTGTATGTCAGGTCTGAAAGGTCTGTGACCTGATACCACTGAGGTGAAGCCTTTGCCATTGCGACCTTTCGGGAGCGTTCCTAGCAAAAATGCTACCACTAGAAATCCAAAATCCCTTTTGTCGCTTAGTCAAACTTGGGCTTGCGTTGCCTCTTTACTTTGGGCTTGCTCACCCTATTCGGGGTGAAGGCTCGGAAGCAGAGGTGACCTATTGGCCCACCCACCACATTGACAGCCACACACTCGTCCTCGACAAGGTGCGCTGATTGGAAGGTAAATACCCCTCGCTCGCCTTTGACAAGGACTTTCTCGCCCTTCTCAAAGCCATCCCATTCCTCAACCGCAATCCACTTGGGGTTGTAGTGCGGTGTATACGGTGTGATGTTTCTCTTAGCCAAGACAATCTCTCCCAGTCAGTTGATTATCTCTACATACCAATTGTATCAGATGGGTGTAACACCCGTCAATCATTTATTTCCGTATCTATTTGTTCACCACACTCACAAATAAGAAAAGAACCCGTCATGGTGTTTACGGTCGTCGCATTCTCGTGCTTGCACTTGTCGTCTGTGATGTCGTCCTCGACGGTTTCCAATTCTCCGTCGCCTATGGTCAACATCTGCTCAACAGCGATAATGGCATTGATGGCGGCCTCGTTAGCCAAGCGTGCTGAACGCAGGGCAGTCAAGATGGGACTTTGCTCGTTAGACATTTGGAATACCGTTAGTTGAGTTGGTGGTGAACATAAAGTTCATCGTGAACTTGGGGCGGTTCACTTCATCGAAGCCCATGTAGTTGGGAATGCCCGTTGTCTCGATACGAATGCAATAGGGGAAGTAGGTGGCGTCTGGCATGACACGACCAGCGAGGGCGTTGCGAATCAGCACAGCCCATGCGTAAGTGCCGGGGTAATCCTCGGGGATGCCACGAACGGCGACTTGCACACGAGGGAATTCCAAAGCCGAGATACCAGACCCCATAGTGAAATCCGGTGTGTTGCCGAGGTATTCGTAGATGGTGACAACGGCGTTGGGCGCTTCGGCAGGCGTGCGACCAAGAAACAGGTTGACACCCGTCTGAAGGTATTGGGTCGGGTAGTTCGTGCTATTGAGTTTTGCTGAAAGAAATGTTGCGATGTCGTCGAGTAGTGCCATTAGTGTCTCCACCCCTTGATTGCGCCTTTGACCGTACCCCTTGCTATAGCCATCATTAGTTTGAGGTGCGCTTGGGCAAGTGGTGTTTCCAAGTATTTTGCTTGTGTCGGTGGCAAGTGGGAGTTTCCCAATTCTTCGTGAACAAATACAGCGTAAGTCACGCTGGCGTTTCCATAGGTTATTTCAGCATGGGGGAATCCATTGCCAGAGTCGCCTGAAGCGGGTTTGAAAACTCCAGAATTGCGTAGGTCGCCGGTTTCCACGGGCACAAGTTCTTGGCTCTTGGCAAAAACCTTCTTCATCACCTCATTGATGGCTTCTGCAACCCCGCCGTAAATCCCTTCCTTTAGCCTGCTGGAATTGGGGATGCTGCTTGGGTCAATCTTGACATGAAATCCTGCCATTTTTCACTACCTACTCGAAGTGCAGAACAGTGTTGTAGCCGGTCAGACCGTTCTCGTCGTAGTTCTGCTCGACAAACATGATGATGGGGTGTTCCTGAGCCGGATTGGTGACATTGGGAAGAGTCACACGGCTTTCGGTGCTGATTCCCAGATAGAAGCCGTTGAGGTAGGCACGGCCTGAACTCACCAAGTCACGCCCGTTGATGGTGGCAAGAACTTTTGTCTCATATTCTAAACGGCATAGATACTTCGTAGCGGAGCCGTATTCCACCTGACCGCCACTACTGCCACTTGAGTTCACATAGTGACGACCGTAACCGTCTAGTGTTGCCGTAGGGGGCATGGTGGAAAGTCCGGGGTTGGGAATGACATTCTCAATGAGAATGGGTTGATTCATCATGGCAAGAAGGTCGGGGTCAATGCCAACGCTGGTGTTTCCGAGGTTATAGTTTTCCTCGTAGCCGTAGTAGATGACCATTAGACATCTTCCTCAACGATTTCACCAGACTCTGCGGAGTAGTTGCCTGCATAATCTGGCGAGTAACCCGTACCATAAGTGGTGGTAGTGCCAAGAACGGAACCGCTAGGCCACGCATTCGGAACGGCGTAGTAGGGGTCAAACTCACCAATTTTGAGTTCCGCACCGAGGGCATTGGGGTCTGCTGAAACACGGGGTGGGTTGATGCGACGGCTACGAAGCAAAAGGTCTTTGGCAAGGCGCTCGTAGCGTTGCGCCCGGTCGCCATAGGACTTGCTGAGGCTGAGGCCACCTACTGACTTGCTCTCCTGTTGGGCTAGGCCGGTGAACTGAGCAGCAAGGTTGTAGCAGACATTGGAAGCCGCTCGATAGATGTTGTTTGATACCTCACCTAGAGCGAAGTAGATTTCCTCGTCTTGGAGCAGAGGTGATGCCTCTACGGTGTCGCCCACCATGAAGCGGATAGCGTCTTTGGTAGAACTTTGGGGGTTGCCTGAATATGTCCATCCCATTAGGAAAGCACCGCCTCGTCAATCGTGAGGGTTCCCGTCATCACTCTTGCCGCACCGGAACCCGTGGCGGTGGCGGTGATTTGGAAGCGCCAACGCCCAGCCGAAAGGGTTCTGAGTTCGCCGGGTGCCCAGTTGACCGTCAAGTTTGGAACGCCTGCCGGTGCTGGTGAAACGCTGTTGGTCACAAAGTAGGACTGATTATTCTTGGTAATCAAAGCCACATTCGGAGGCTGTCCAATGGTCATACTGAATGTCCATCCGCTACTGAAATCCAAAGGATTCCCTGACGCATCCAACCAGATAAATGCTGCTGCGGGCAAAGATGCTGCTGGGGTTGGGTAGTGAATGGTCATTTCTTTCCTTTGGCGCTAGAGAAGGTGGAATTATTGCCCGTCCTCATACGATGATACTCCGTTCTCTTGGAATGTCTCAGCCGAATTTCCGGTGGTGTATGAGGTGCTAGTGGGATTGTCAAATAGTTCTGTGGTGGAATACTCCGTGAACGGGTTGGGGTTTCGTGACCCAAAGATGGCAATAATAGGCGGACTGTATTTGATTCGATATCCAATGGCAACGGCAGATTCCAACAAAACCCCAAAGCCAAGTTTTTTGGTAACGGCAATCCGTGCGCCATGTGTTGCTTGGCTGAATCGGGCAATGGCATCCTTGATGTAGGAGGTGGTTTTGGGGGCGTTTGTGGCTTGCTTTAGGGCGGCCCCATTTGATTTCACCGCAGAAACCACCCTGCCAGCGTTGGTGGCCTGTTTTGTCGCCACTTCTGACTTCCTTATTGAAGCAACCGCCTTGGCACTTTGAGCAACCTCCACAAGGGCGTTGATAGATGTCCTGATGGCGCTGCCAGTTTTGGAAGTCTGGGTGTTTTCCACCAGAGCGGTTTCGTTTGTTTCGGTTACCGTGCGAGATTTAACGCCATTGGTTGCTTGGTTTTCAGCAACGGCACTGTCCTTGAACGATGTGTACAACTTGAGGTTGGTCTGGCTTTCAATGAAGGAAACAAGGACGTTTTTGAGGGACGCATACGATTTCTTTGTCTCGACGCTTTCCACCTGTGGGGCTTGGTTGGAAGCAAGGTAGGCACTTGACTTTGCCCCTTCGGTGGACAGGGTTTCTGGCGCAGCGTTGACCACGATGAATCCCGCAGATTTTGCTTGTTCTACGGATTGGATTTCACTAGCCTCAGCCGAGCCGAAGAGTGCCGCTTGGCGGGATACTTGTTCAACCTCTGAGAAGTTGGCGTCAAGGGGGGTTTTGGCGAAGTTGCGCTGATTTGAGTTCTCGGCATCAAGAAGAGCGGTTATCTCCTGAACCTTGTAGCCCGTTTGTGTCTTTTCACCACTCAGCGTTTGGGTTTCGCTGGCTTCATCGGCAGTGATGAGCATGCGACCGGAGAAGTCATATTGTGCCCCATTTCGGAACGATTGGCTGTATTTTGCTCCCCTTGCCATCTCGCTCCCTGTCGCTAGATAGCCAGAATACCACCGAAGCGTTCGCCCCCATTTTTCAGCGCAATGAGGTTGGCCTGCACATAGTTGATGTTCTGCGCCTGATGCCACCCTGTTGGGAAGAAGGTCACGAGTTGTGACACTTGAAACCGAGCGGTGATTTCTGGAACATACTTCTGGTAGTTGCGGTCAGTCCAATACCAATGGCTCTGTTCGACATAAAAAGAGCGGTGAGTGGGGTCTTGGAATGCTCCGTTGCCAAGTGCGTGTGGCGTGAAGGTAAGAATCATTCCACCATCTGCCAACACCCGATGGGCCTCGTTCCAAAACTCAACCTTGCGGTCTGGGTCAAGATGTTCGAGGAAGTCTGAGGCTCGGATTAAACCAACGGTATTGTCATCCATGCTTGCAAAGATGTCATAAATATCTCCAACAATATCGGCATCGTGAAAGTCAACAGTGGTGAAACCTTCTGGTGCATTGTGCGCCCCACCAAGGTCGAGGGCCATCAAGTTGTTGTCCCGTGCCCATTTCAGGGTCATTGGAGTGATGTATTCGTTGTAGAAGTTCCAAGTCTCTTGCTGAATCCGTCCGTTGATGTGCGGTTGAACCTGCGTTTGGTTGGGGTGGACACGCTGTAGGTAGAGGTTCTCCTTGATGTGGTGGAATCTGCACACAAGGTAGAGGCGACACATGAGTTCTTGGTCATCTAAGACATCAAGGTTTGTGTTGTAGCCACCCACTTGGTCGTAGGCCGTGCGCCGGAAAGCCCTGAGGTGATTCGGGGCAAACCAGATGAGGGCGACATGGTGGGGGTGGGGAGATTTGGAATCGGTGACATGGTAGCCATGTTCATCACGGTAAGACCACCCGTAAACACGGTCAAACTCGCTGAAGTTGGGCGTTCCATCTTCGTTGATTTGGGCGAAGTCGGAGTAGACAAACCCAACCTCAGGATTTTCAGCAAAGGCTTCGGCTACTCGCTCAAGGGCTGTGGGCATCAACAAGTCATCGTGGTCGAGTTCCAAAAGGATTTCACCAGTACACAACCCAACCGCCTTGGCTTTAAGTGCGCCAACCCCCTTGACCCACGGCATCGCCCATTGGCATCTCACCCGATGGTCTTTGGGGGGATTCCATTCAAATGACCCATTTAGCAGGACTACCCATTCCCAATCCTCGTGAGTCTGGGCTTTGAGGCTTTCATACACCTCATCGAGCCAGCGTGGATTGTGGCTGGGGGTGAATAGTGAAATCGTCATGGACGACACTCTAGCCTGTTAGGACTATGTAAGTGTTATAAGAGGCCCACCACGGTGATGGGGATGCTGTTTGCGTATCCCGTGCCACCACCGCTAACAACTTTTGCTCTACTGTTGGTCGTGTAGCCAAAGTTGTAAATGTTGCTCGTTGGCGGCGTATGTTTTTGTTGCGTAAGGGCTATCAAGCATAATAAATCCTAGTTTGTAAGTTCATCAACTTTTTGTGAAACCTGCGTTGAGGGAAAAGTTCTAGATGAGTTAGCAATTGTTCCCCAAACAATTCTTACGGCACCGTTTCCAACTACATTTACCGTGTAGGAAGTTCCCGGCGTGACAGAAAGGCCATTGCTGTAAGCAAGCGCACCTCCGCCGTATGCGCTACCGTTGGTAGAGCCACCGCCCCTACCTCCACCGTATGAACCACCGTTGCCAAGAAGACCGATGCCGATGAGAGCCATCAGAAGAACGCTAAGAAGTTAGAGTTTGACCTACGCATGAATCAGTCCGAACATTGAGTTGAAGCCGTTGGCAGTGCCGCCCCACGTCGTAGTCATGGACTCACTTGACTGTCCGACGATTTCCTGAGCCGTCAATACTGCGAAGTTACGTTGACCTGTTCCGGGGCTGGTGTAGCACCGACCATTGGCCGGATAGCCGCTTGTGAGCGATCCGAGGACTGGTGTTCCTGTCAAACTGAATCCGCCCGATACAACGAGCAGAAGCATGTCTGTGTAACCCGATGTGTTGACTGTTGGAGTAATGCCGTTCTGAGTCGTGCTGTAGGAATATGCTCCAATGGGCGTCGAATAGATTGGAATGCTGCTTCCACCTCCACTTGATGGTGTAACAGTTGATGAGCCTTGCGTGACGAGTTTACAACCGAGCAACCTTGGCGGCGACGCTCCGAGTCCTGTGTATAACACGTTGTATTGGACACCTGATGTCAAGATAGCGATGCCACCACTCGCTGAGAATCCGGCTGTGCTAAGTACAGTAACCGCCACGCTTGACGAGTTGGTGATTGTTGGAGGAGTACCGGAGATGTAGGTAGTTGTTGATCCTTGCAACTCACGAATGAGAAGCCAGCCATAGTTGTTGTTAGCACCCATGTTGATCGAGACCGAAGTGACGCCTGCCGTGTTGCATAGGCCGTATAAGGTTCGAGGAGCCGCAGCCGCCGCCAAGGGGAACGTGGCGCTCCATGTGAAGCCCGAGGACGATGAACTGATTTGGCTGGTAGCGGCCGCATTGTAGAAGACCACCAGAACGTCATTGACCAATGTTGGTGATGGGAATGTAATCGTCTGAGGTGAGGCAGAACTATTGCTGGAGCCTGAGTAGATAACCTGCTTCGCTTGCGAAGCACCAATGCCTTGACCAAACATTATACAATGTCTCCCACAACGATCCAAGTATTAGCCGCTATTCGCATAGCCGAGGCTGATGAATAGCGAGTCCTTAGAACCGGAGCGGTGCTGGTGTATCCGGTCGAGTAGATCGTCACACCTGAAGCGGCTGCGAAGGTGACTTGTCCTGTTCCTGTTTGGATAATCTCAATGATTTGTCCGTAGGTGCTTGACAGGCTCAACGTTGTGTCGGTGCTGAGCGTGACAGTTTGAGCGCTTGATCCGGTAAAGGTGATTAGTCCACCAAGGTCGGTGCTGGCGGTGGCGTAAGACGATGACTGGTTGTTGACGTTAGCGATGTTGTTTCCAGTCGAGCCTTGAGCGCCTTGTGTGCCGTTAGTTCCAGCGGTGCCTTGGTTGCCCTGTGCTCCCTGAGCACCCTGAAAGCCTTGGTTTCCTTGATAGCCTTGATTACCTTGGTATCCCTGAGACCCTTGGCTGCCAGTTTCCCCTTGGAATCCCTGAACGCCTTGATAACCTTGATTTCCTTGATTGCCTTGATTTCCCTGCGAGCCTTGGTTCCCCTGAAATCCTTGTGTTCCCTGAGCGCCCGTAGAACCCTGCGAGCCTGTGGCCCCTGTTGAGCCTTGAGCGCCTGTGGAGCCTTGACTACCAGTAGAACCCTGAAATCCTTGGTTACCTTGGAGTCCTTGGCTACCTTGAGAGCCAGTTGAGCCGGTAGCGCCCTGATACCCTTGCACCCCTTGCGAGCCGGTAGAACCTTGGAAACCTTGGAAACCTTGATTCCCCTGCGACCCTTGGCTTCCGGTTGCGCCAGTGGAACCCTGAGAGCCAGTAGCGCCTTGGTCTCCCTGATTCCCTTGACTGCCGGTGCTTCCCTGAACACCTTGGTATCCTTGATTACCTTGGCTACCAGTTGCCCCCTGATTACCTTGGAACCCTTGTGTTCCTTGCGAACCCGCCGTTCCCTGTGAACCCTGTGAGCCTGTAGTGCCTTGCACGCCTTGATAACCTTGCGCACCAGTGGCACCTTGTGGGCCTTGCGCACCGATACCGCCCGCTTGCGTAAAGTTGATGGGGTCTGTTCCAATACGGATTGTTCCGTCAGGGTTAGAACCATCGTTGTATTGAACCCACGTTGTTCCTGCGTAAAGCGTTCCACCAATAGAGAAAACATAATCGCCGTTTTCTATTTGACCTGCAACGTGATTATTGTAGTCAGTTGAACGAGTAAAAACGTATTTGGTACTTGGAGAACCAATGCTTGTAACCGTGTAAATTCCGTTTTCAATGGAGTTAGTTCTTGCAGTGAAGAGAACACGGCTACCCACCGAGAGGGTTACTCCGTCAATCGTACCGAGTGCGCCATTGGTATTAGCAGTGATTGTTGCACCA